ATTTCCACTCAATCCCCATCCGCTTGAATTATTTTTAACCCAATACTGCGTAGCTAATCTCGCACCATTTGAATTTCCAGTTGTTGTATCAACTTTAAATAAACGTGGTTTAGCAGCAGTTATTTTAAGACCCCACGAGTTAGCAGCACCCGAGTCACTTACATAGATAGGTATGTTCAATGCGCTTCCTAAAAGAGTTGCTGCGCCACTCGTTCCTGTTGTTGTTAATGTTCCTACACTTCCTGTTGCACCTGTTAATCCTGTTGGCCCTGTTAATCCTGTTGGCCCTGTTAATCCTGTTGGCCCTGTTAATCCTGTTGCACCTGTTAATCCTGTTGGCCCTGTTAATCCTGTTGCACCTGTTAATCCTGTTGCACCTGTTGCTCCAGTAGCACCTGCACTACCTTTGATGACATGGCCCGGCGATATGATATAATTTGCAAACTTGCTGCTACCTGCGTTCCATTTCAAATAAATCAACCTATCGTTAGCAGTGTCAGGTGTGCCGGTAAATGTAGGTAGTGTGCTGAATGGCACTGGTGTTTGAGCCGAGATGAACCCGGTAATCACCATTAGCAATATTAGTATCTTATGCTTCATAAGTAAACGATTCGCTTCCATCTTCTGTGGTAAATATAAAATTTTTATCTTCTGTTGCAAATTCTGTGGCACTACTATTTGAAGCAGTTGCTAAAATAATTGAATTATTTTCGATGTATCCATTCAAAATGGTGTCGTCAATAAGATTTGGGTTATATGTGAATTTAGTTCCTGACTTAGGATAATAGGTAAGTGCCGAGTAGCCGCTATCTTGAATAAGTTTATACATCAAATCAATAGCACCTCCATAAACCTGCTGGACAATATCAAAAAGTGATTGATTCGCTTGGCTCGTATAAGTAATAGCAGTTACCGTTGTCGGTGGAGTAGATGATGCAACACTTACCGGTGTTGGTGATGGTGGTGTGTACTGAACTGCTAACCCCACCGGTGCAGCCGATAAGGAGTACAATCCATTGGCCATCAGCAGCGCGTACGTTTGGCCCAAATCACCTAAAGTGATGGATACAACATCTAACACCGATTGATTGCTATTAACTATATAACTAGCCATTGCGTTGTATTGAACCGTTTGGGAATACTACCTTTAAATCACCACCTACGTTTGTTGCATTAATATTGCCTACCACATATCCATCCGATTGCAGTTGTTGCTTGATGACTGTTACCACCTGCGCCGGTGATTGAGATTTGAGGTACTGCCTCAACCCAACCCCAAGCGATGGATATTGTTTCAATGCACCCGGAAAGAAATCAATAATGTCCGATATGTGTTGCATATCGCTAGGCGCAACCACGAAATCCCCATTTTGAATGTTTATGTCGTTGTTACTATCGAGTTGAAAGTCCGCGAATATCATAGTGCTATTTTAAAAGTGTGCTTAACCTCGTTGCTAATGTAGTGAAAGATGCTATGTTGACAATTGGAACGGTTGATGGAGTTGATGGCACTGTTACCGTTATGCTCTCGATAGCAGTTAACAAATCCTTTAAAATGCTATATAACGAGTCGTTAGTATTTTTAATCTGAACCAAAGTATCGGCTGTGATAGTAACCCCACCTTGTGTTATGTACTGAAAGCCATCCACCTGACTATACATCTGTACAAAAGCATTGCCCCTAGTGCTAAGCCCAACGATGACTACCGAGCCAACGGCAGGAAAAACTACTAACCCATCATTGGAGGTAGCCATCAGTTGAACATTAGGTAAGCTTGATGTGGCATCGCCACTCACTGGTGTACAATTACATTGCCTATTGGCAGCGTCAACGGAGTCGACAGTACAAACAACGACACTAACCAAATCGCGCAGGTAAGTCCCTGCATGTTTTTGTATCATAATCTCCCAATCTCTTTCCCAACCCGGATGTGCCATTTTATATACCGTTTATGTAGTCCGACGGTGAAAACGTAGGTGTCCCCACACGTATGTGTAAATCTAATTCGCGCCTAAATCCTTCTTTAACTCCAAATGTAACCTTGACACCTTTCACTAAATAAGTACCTTGCCTCTCCGTTATGATGGCATCTTTGATGGTGATGGCATTGCCATGCTGAACGTAAGGCAATCCCAACGAAACAAAAGAACCATGCCACCCTTCAAACTTTAACTTAGTCAACTGTTGAGTAGCCAACGTGGTTAACTGCGCTAATGACTTCACGTTCCAAAAGTACTGCGTTCTTATCTCACCATCTTGATCACCAACCGTAGTTTCTAAACGCTTAGTGTTAGTGTTAGTGCCTCCACTCGCGTTGGTAGTTGTTAACTCAAACTCATCAACAGAGTAAGCCTTGATACCTAGCCTCAAATCATCTTTTCTGACATAGTTCATGTTAGATGTTAAGATGTTGTTTTGAAAGTCATAGGCAGTTGAAAATATTTGATTTTGTGAATTGAAATATAAATCAGGGTTATACACTACCCCACATGCGTATAGGTCATATCCTCTAAAAAAACACTCTAACTTGTAATCTTTGCGTAACCTATCTAACACCTTGGCGATGGTTTCGTTTTGCGTTCTGAAATCCCCAACGTTAACTGCGATGGTTTCGTTTGCACCAAACCCGGCAATAACATTTACCTTGGCTAGTTCGGTTAGGATAGTGTTGCTTATGTATGTGTTGCCAGTGTTTAGGCTTGAGTTATTTAATAGATATTGTAAAATACTTTGCACGTTATACTTCGAAGCAGAGAACACCATGTTTGGGCATTGCGCTTGTTTGAGCAACCACATGTTATCCTCACATTCAATCTCCATCGGTATCTTAGGGTTAACTTTAGTGATGTAACCTTGGAACTCCAAATTCAACTGGTCTACGTAATCACCACCTTGTGTTGGTTGATAGTTATAACCCAAGTAAACGCTAATCTTATCTCCCCTTAACACTATCGGGTCTTGGCCGTTATCGCCATAGAAGTCTTTGCCTTGCCACGCAACTAATCCATTAGCAGTTTGAACGTATAAGTTTTTTGGAAATATTAACTTACATGTGTCCGTCAAGTTTTTCCACGAGGAGTTAATCTCCACGTGGTTAACGAAATTTAACACAAAGGTTTGAGATCTTGATGGGTAGTTAGTCGTTGCCCTCTGCTCAATAATTATCTTACTAATTAACTTTAGTGCCATTGTTATTGAGTTTGTTGAGACGCTAAAATAACGGGTAAGTCTTGTATGCAGTTGAACTCAAACAACTGATAGTTATAACCGCCCATAGCCTGTGGAATATTTTTATCCAAAACAAACATTTGGTAGATGTTCCAACCCTCACCAACCAAGAACCTTGACTCTTTAATAACTAATGGCTTGTTGCTATTTAGCATGTTGGCTAAGTCGTTTATCTGTGCAGTAGGCCTTTGTAGGCCAGTTCCGAAGATTCCACCTTTAAAATTTATTCTGCAAGACATCTTACTTGTGTACTCAACGACCTCACCATCTCGCCCTTGTATTGGAGTCATGATAACATTATTTTGTTGGGTGATGTTCATCAGCACCGTATCAAGATATATGTCAGGATACGTTATTGTGCCAAAGGTTGAGTCCGTATAGGTATCACCTTGTATGATTAGCCTATCCCAAACCGGAGTACCCAACACGCTCGTATAAGGCGCTACATCGGGGTTGTTAGTGCCTACTTGTATGTTAGTCTGTTGTGGTGTGTAGTTACTAGCAGCCACCAAAGGAGGTATGGTAGCATAATAAAGATTTGGCGTTGCAAAATTTACTAGGAACGCATCAATTACTATCTGTTGATTGCTAAATGTCTGCACTTGCTGAAACTTGATTAATTGAACCTAATAACTTCTTAACTATGCCCTCGGCAGCTTGTGTACCTGCCTCGGAGACGCTATTCACTTTAACATTTTCGATGCCGTTCAACTTCTTGATGTCAATGTTTATGATAACTTGCTTTTGTCCTGACACCTGAGATGATGGGGTGATGGCAGTAGCAACCTCTCCCGGCTTTCCTTGTTTGCCGGGCGCACCTGCAACAACTCCATTAGCCTTGTTTTTTTGTGTTGCAATATCAATAGCCGCATCGCCCATCCCATGCCTAAACTCTGTTGCAATATTTTTAAAATGAGCAATGGATGCATCAATATGTTTAGCCATATTCATTGGATCAAAGATTCCCAATACAGCCTCTCCAATGCCTTTGAATAACTCCATCGCACCATAGCCAAACCCCCATACTAATTTTTTGAATCCCTCAAAATGTTGGTAGGCTTCGTAAACTGCAACAACTATAACGCTAAGGCCACCAGTTATCAATGCCCATGCAGTTTGTCCTGCTATACCTGCTGCATATAAAGCGGCGGTAAGTCCATCGGTAGCTACCATAGATGCAAATATAGCCACCTGATTAGCAACCAACGCGATAGTGCTTGATACCGTTGCTGCTTGTGAAGCAACGAACGCTGCAACACTGGAATACATCGCAGGGATGAAATAACCAACGATAACTCCAGTAACTTCCAAGATGGTGTCTTTGTTCTTTTTAAACCATTCAATAGATGACTTAACCGCTTCAGACAATGTTTTAATTACAGGTATTAAAACGCTTAACATCTCGTTTATTAGTCCTCCAACTGCTACCAACGTACCCTCCAACTCCTTAACCATGTATCCCCAAGGATTAGCCTTTGCTGCTGCTTCTGCTGCACCTCCAAACTCGGTATTTAACTCCTTGATGATAAGTTGTTGTGCCTTGGCCGCTTGACCAGTATCAACTAACTTCTGAATGACATCCTTTTGAGCATCACTAAAGTTAACACCCACTCTGCGAAGCGCGGTAATGCCTAATACTGGATCCTGTAATGCCTTTCCAACTTGAACTGCTGCACTCTGCAAGTCCTCACCCATCTTACTAGCCATATCTGCAATGGCTTGTTGTGCTTTTGGAAATACATCTTCATGTATGCTTGTGAACGTTGTTAAAACGGATTGCATAGAAGTTACCTGAGTGGCAGTGTACATCGAGTGTTTGGCAGTTGCCTCACTCAACTCATCCAACTCTTTCTTAGTCAACCCTACTGCGTTGTGTGTGCTTTCTAATGTAGCATTTAGCTGAGCTGATGCCACGTTAGCCTCCGTAAAGGCTTTAAATGACTCCTTCCCAAACTCAATGATTTCGCGGATAGCAAAAACTTCTGCAATAGTTTTTTTAAGTTCTCCCATCACCTCATCCAATTGCTCTGCGCTATGCTTTGCGTGGTTGAGCCCATCGGATAAATGGTCTTCTAAACTTAGCCTATATTTAACTTCTTCGCTCATTTAGACTTCATTTGCCCTGTTCGTTCTAAAACAAAATACAACTGTTCTCGTTGTTCAATAAACTCTTTTTCGCTTAACGTTTCAGGGCTATTATGGAAGTAATACCTCATGAACGCTTTATCCTGCTCGTAACTACTTAACCTTAGCTTGGTTTTGTAATCTTCTATTTTTTTTTATATTCTTCTGCGTAAATTTCCAACATAGGAATACACGCCAACACAGCCGAAACTCTGATGGATATGTCCTTTTTGTCATTCGAAAGAATACGTGGTGATGACTCGTTTAAGATTAAACATGCTCTTAGGATTGCTTCTGCTCCCTCTTCGATAGCGTTGTTAAGCATCCTACCCACTGAGTGCATAGCTACTTGATAGTTATCTAACTCTTTTAGATAGCCTATTACTTGCTCTCCCGTTTTTTTGTCGGTAAATACTATTGGGGTGATGGTTGTCTCGTACTTGACACCTAACTCTACTGCCTTGGCAGTGATTTCTTCTTTTGATAACATTGTGTAGTTTTTTTAATGTTTAAAATATGGGTGAGGCTGATGCCCCACCCATTAATTTATGCAGTATGTTCGATACCTGCGATAGATAACTCAAGCTTAACAATGATTGAACCATCGTTTTGTTTCACTTGAACTGGGTCGTTCATAAACCTTACCATCTGCAACGTGTCGCATTTAGCAGCTACGCGAGATCCACCAAATACGATTTGCATGTCGCTCCTAGGAATTTGCAACGGGTCGTTGTTTGGCGCTGCTTGGATTAGGTTATTCCACTCATCCAAATACACCTCAATCTCACCTTTGTACTCGTAGTTCCCTGCCGACTCGCTGATAGGATAAACGCCGTTACCGTAGTTCAAATCAACCTTTTGTTTTGATTCGTAACTGATAGACTTGATGCCTATAAGTGGTAGTTGATACCACATCCACGTTACGTTTGACCATGCATAGTTAGTGCCATTAATTAGTGGTGCTGCCATTTTATAGTGTTGTTACAGAATTAATATCTACTTCTATTTGTCTAGCTATTGGGTTGTTAATCTCGTTAACCGTTACTACCAACTTACCTGCTGCAGTTACGTTTTGTGTAGGTGATACAATCACTTGCACTGCTGATAACTCACCTTGAGTCACCATGTTAGTGTTTAGCGTGTTTTTACCTACTGACTCCAAGCTGAACACCAATGGCCCAAATAATGTGCCGTTAGCATTAAGTTGAAGTTGTGATTTTAACAATGGCAAGTATGCAGCATACAATAAGCGCTCAATCTTTGCTTCTACGCGATTTTGTTCGATGTAGGCATAGTTGGAGTTGCTGATGATTGCACAATGGCTATCGCTGAAATAAGTGCCAGTATAACCAACGTATGTACCTGCGTAGATATATCGGTAGTTATCTAGTAAAGTTGTTGTGTTAGTTGACAAACTAGCAAAGGTGGTGTTGTTACCTAACGCTGGTAGTTGATTTTCAGTACCATTGCTGATGTTTAAGGTTGCAATAGGTTGAGCGATACAAGCACTAACCTGAACCGCTGAAACTGAACCCAACAAAGCACCTAGGTTAGAGATTGTCTTTCCGTATGCTTGGTATAACGCCCATCCTTGTGCTGAACCATCTTGGCTGATGTTAACTGATACCCATTCATCATTCAACAAAGAAAGATTAGGTAATGTGGTCAAGTCTGATACTGCGCTCATATCTTCTACTAACAACGCGCTTAATGGCATTTTGTTAGTGTCCAAGGTTTGGCAGACAGTGTTTAACGCGTTCGCATCGGCCACAATGTTTGAAACCAATGTTCTACCTTCGTTGTAGATAGCCACTTGTCGGATAGCACCTTGTGCGAAGGTTTGCAACGTGCTTACGGAAGTAAATGTGGTTGTAGATGCACCGGTGGTGTCAACCATAACATAAAGGTTGCCATTTGGATTCATGCGAAAATACTCGCTGACGTGGTAGTAGTAAACATCAAGTTTTGATGCAACACCTAACACTGTGCTTCCTGATCCGGTTGGCTGAGTCAACGTGCCAGTGGTAGCAGTTCCAGTTGAAGTCAAGGCCACAGTTATCGGTGTGCCTGAGTTTGGAAATACTCCAAGTCCTGGGCGAAACTTTAACTGTACCGTTGCAGTTGATGTCGTTGCAGAATAACCACCATTTAAAGCAGCATTAGCGTTTATAGCAGTTGTGATTGATGCAGCCAAGGTGTTAACACCTCCTGACACATCAGCAGCAGTTACTGTATAAGTTGCAATCAAAACCTTATTAGGATTTGTAGCAGTGTTCAATGGGTTGATAGGCTCTTGAACGTAGATGCTGATGGTGTTACCTGCTGAACCAGTTGCAGTTACTAGGTAAGTACCTACCGCAGCAGTCTCGTCAGCATGTAGGCCATTGATACCAACGTTGATTGCGTCTTGAATAGACAAGCACTCCTTGATACCATTAGATGGCATCAAAGGAAGCAACGTGCCTAAAGATGTCGCATTGTTAAAGATGATGCCGGATATATAATCTTGACCGGGCAATACTGCGCCGTTTGTCAAGATACCCTTTTTAAATGTTATGCCAGTTTGAAAAGTTCCCATTTTATTCTTTAATTTTTAAAGTTTCTTTTTTAGCAGGTAACTTACCCTTAACAATGAAACACTCACGGCCATCGATAGCGCTTAATAACGATACTGCCGAGGTAGCCAAGATGACTTGGCCACAAGGCAATACAGCTATGTGTAATGATTTATCGAGATGTGAACGTGAATGACTTACTGCTTCTTCGTGGCTGGTTATCATACCGTTTTTAATTTTGAAAGTAAAGTGTCGTAGTTACCTGATTTTGCAATCTCGGCCGCTTGTTTAAGGATTTCGAGTTGTTTCTTTTCGCTCAAATCAGTTGCCGTTGGTGTTGCTTCCAATACCTCTTTGCGTGGCATTGTGTAAGTTACCGGCTCTGCGCTGATGTTTACGAAAGCATCAACAAGCTCTTTGCGGCCACTTCTGAAATGGTGTACTTTTATTAGCCCACGTTTAGCACCTGGGCATGCCTCGATATTATCAGAACCTATGCTCACTCCAAACTCATCGGCAGTGTGTACCTCGATGTTGTGCTTAGTGTAATACGCTTTGCCAGTTCTATCGAAGTAAACCTCTTTAATAAGCGGGTTACCTTTAACGGTGTCCTGCAACTCCTTAGAGATTGCAGGTTTTTGTTCATTCTTTGCCATTGTAGTTTTTATTTTTATGGTTTATTAATTAATTGCTCTTGCGTACTCTACCCACGTTTGTGATTGCGCATCAAAGATACAGTTGAAAACACAGATTGCGTTTGCAGTCCCTACGATAGTTGCTCCGGTGTAAGTAAAGCCAGTGCCTAATGTAATAGTGTGGCCGGTAGCATCCATCGGAAATTTCAAAGTCATTGTATCTCCATCGTATGGAAGCACTGTATCAGCAGTTACGGTGATTGCACCGGTGATTTGTGCAAATAATATTGTCAACTCCTCTGCATTTGGGTCTTTAGCCGTGATTTTAACACTTGACGCATAAGCAGGTTGTTGAATCTCCCTAACATATTGAGCGTTAGGGCCACCGTTAGATGGTTGTTGTGTGTATCTTAAACCTTTAGTATAGGCCATGTTCGAAAGTTTTTATAGGGGCATGAGTTAACATGCCCCTTATTAATTATTGTACTGCTTTGGAAGTTTCAACCCATTTAACACCATCGAATGTGAAAATCACGATAGCCCGTTTAGATGAGGTTAATGCAAGTGTAGAGTCGCCCGATAAGAAAGCGAAACCTCCCACAGAATATGACCCCGAGTTGCGGAACTTAACGTTATTTTTAGTGGATGTCTTGTTAAGAAATTCAAACTTTAAAACATCACCTACAAAAGCCTTTGAGTTTGATTTCAACACAATAGCAACGCTATCATTGATAGCCGTAGGCTGAATGATATTTTCGTATCCGTTTGGAAATACTTTCAAGGTGTCTGCACCTGCAACCTCAGTATATGCAACGTAGTTATACGTCAACACGCGGCCGGTGTTGTCATTTGATGGTAAACCAGTTCCCCAGCGAGGAGTGGTTGATTGAGCAGAAGCAAAAGCTACTACTAAGACTGCAATTAAAGAAAAGATTTTTTTCATGGTTTTAGTTTTTATAAGGGGAGGTTATAGCCTCCCCTTGGTTTTTAAATTAAGCGGTTAATGTTGACCACATTACAACTTGGTCGGTGAAGCCCCAGTTAACGTCAACTTTTTGCATACCTCTGATGAACCAAAGGTCTGAGTAAGCAACGGTTTGTGCAAGTTTCAAGTTGTCCTTGTCGGTGAATTCGTTAACACCTACAAAGGCTTGACCTAGTTGAGGGTTAGGGTTAGCCAAACACATGAAGAATGTGTTTTCCGGTAAACCGGCTAAACGAACGACATCGTAACCATTCCACTTGTCTTGAGATGCCTCAGTAGTGTTTTGGTTTTTGAATGTATCTTCACGCAAGGCTTGGTT